AAAGGCAGTTTTGAAAAATACAAAATCGCTTGATGCTGTTAATGACTTTCTCATTAATAACTCAGATAAAACGAATAGTTCACCAATGAGCGAGGCAATAACAATAAGCCCCGGTAAATATAAACCAGATCAAGCACTTTCATCATTTATCAGTATGGAAAAGGGAATGAATGAAAAGACCATCATTAGAACCGATTTAGGGGAAAGGAGCAATAAACACATGCTAACATATTCAGATAAGGTAAAAGATGGGGATAAAGCATGTAATTCTATGCAATCAATTCATTGCGGAATGAATGAAAAAACAATAATAAGGGAAATACGAGACCACTACACAAGCATACACCCGACACAAAAACCAACTGCATTGATTGAACGACTTTTGGCATTGGTCACAAAAGAAAATGATATAGTAATTGATCCTTTCAGCGGAAGTTGTTCAACTGGGATTGCTTGCATGAATTTGAATAGATATTTCATCGGTTACGAAATTGACGAAGAATACTATTTGAAATCGGTTGAACGACTAAAAAAACATAAACATCAGTACGAACTATTTAAATAAAAAACCATGAAACCAGAAGAATTTTTGCACACAATGTGGATTTGTGAACCACCGAAAGGCACTATTGAATTACACCATGTTACAGAAGCTATGCAAAAATATGCCTATCATCAATGCGAGGAGTTGCTTGAAAGCCAAAAGCTAAAAGACGAATCGCAAGAGGTAAGTAAAGTGGTGAGAAAAGAAGTAAAACTAAGTAGCCTAAACAGGTGTACAGCCTACGCTTGCAGAGAAAACGATGCTATCATTAAGATTTTTACGCTTGACGATAAAATTGATGAACTTCATTTTAAAATTGATGGAGAAAAAGGATGGACTGTTGTTGGATATAAGGACCTACAAACCGCCATTGAAAAAGCACTAACTAATTTTAAAGTATAATTGCTCGTCTCCAAAACATTAAAATTATGATTACCAACGCACACAGCCCAATTGAAAACGAAATGCAAGCATTGTGTATAGCTTGTGTTAGCAGCAGTGTTGCACCCATGTTTCTGAATTGTTGCGCCTGTATGAAGCTGCCCGACGAGGTTTTAAGATTGTAATGTATGCAACATTGCTGGCTAACGCTTGGTGCTAAGGCAAGTGCTACCCGATGTTAAATTGTTGCCCTGAAGAAATAAATAATTAACGCTTGTTTTACCTTTTTAGTAATAATACGACGTTTTACTACTAAAATAATGATACTAAAAGTTACAATACTGTATATTATTACTATATTTATAAATGTAACTTACATAATAACAGTATGTTACATTGTTAAAAATATATTTTCAATAAAATGTCGGGATAGTTATAATACTGCGTATCTTTACTTCATCAAACAACAACAAAGTTATTTGATTAAAACATAGAAATCATGGAAGCAAGGATTAGATTAGAAAAAAACAAAACTGAAAAAGGCATTGAAATTAAGGTTGTTTTAACCTATGTACCTGTTGATGGTGAAGTTGCAAAATTAGCTGAATCACTTGGTTACAAAAAAATGGCATTTGACACTTTTTGGGGCATAGCTACAACGGCACAAGAACTTGACACAATAAGGAAACCTATGGTTGATCTTATGGCAAAGGGCTTAATCATTGATGGTACAAATGTAAAAATAGGTTAATAACTAAAAACTTAGTAAAATGAAACACACAGTAGAAGTAAACGATGAAAACGGCAACACATTATCAACATTTGTTGACTGCTCAAAAAAAGAAGCCGTTGAAATAGCTAAAAAAGAAAGTACTGATAATAACCTGATTTTTATCAGCGCCTTTAACGGGCAATGTACAGTATATCTTAATCCTGATGGAAATTATGAATCAACAGGTAAAACATGGTAATATGAAAACAATCATAATACAGATTTCCCCGGACATAGATCACGGCTGGGGAACTTTTAAGAAGTGCTGCGAAGAAAAGGGCTGGGTTTATCAGACACTTTTTAATGCGGGTTTGAGGCCGGTAATCGGGAAGCCTGTAATTATCCAAGGTTGTGAGATACATCGAATAATTGTAAAGTAGTAAAAATGCTCGTGAACCATGTTAATTATTTATGGAATGAACCGACACATTTTGATTGAGGCTGTGAACTGTGCATTTGCTTTAGCACGTGTTAGCAATAGTTGCCGCTTCACGTTCATAGATTGTTGTGCCGTTCATTTGTTTCTGGGAGTGGTTTTTATAAGATTTCCGTAAGCGGCTATTATTGCTAACAGTTATATGTACTCGTCCATCACAATTAATTAATAATTAAACCTTTATACCATGAATATCGGAAAGTATGTTGCTATGTATTCCGACGATTTAAAACTCAGGCACTATGCCGTGAGTACAATCGAAAATTATTCGTGCCAGGTGGAACTGTTCCTCAAACACTTTGATCCGGTTGCTACCAAACCGTCCGAAATATCTGAACGACAGATTAAAGAGTGGTTGCTGCAGTGCAAAACAAAGAATTCAATCTCACATCGCCTTTCGGCGCTGAAACTATTTTATGCGCTTACCGGCAAGCAGCCCATGAAGCTGAAATACATCAAATATCCGCGTTCCGAAAAGAAACTTCCCATTGTGCTTAGCCAGCAGGAAGTTCAGCGTATGTTCGATGTATGTATCAATATAAAGCACAAAGTGATCCTGAGCCTCCTGTATGCGTGCGGGCTACGCGTTTCCGAACTGATCAACCTTAAATGGTCGCACCTGGATCGAAGCCGCATGGTAATAAACATTATCCACGGCAAAGGCGGCAAGGATCGGCAGGTTAATCTCCCTGCAGTCATTATACCGTTACTTGAGCAATATTATTATGCATATAAGCCAAAGGAGTACATATTGAACGGACAATTCAAAAATCAATACTCTGATGGGAGTGTGAACGAAATAATGAAATCTCTGGCCCTTAAAGCCGGTATTAATAAACATGTTCATACTCATCTAATGCGGCATAACTGCTTTACCCATATGGTCGAAAACGGAGTCGATATAAATCTTATACAACACCAGGCCGGCCACGCATCGGTAAAAACCACCTGCATATATATTCACATGTCGCACAATATTGTGAATAAAATAGAATCTCCAATCAATAATATCCGCATATAGTTTTTATCCTGGTTAAGCCATTCCGATTTCCAGAAGCACGCTCACAGCGTGCTTCTGTCATTTACATGCGAAGCATACCTTTACTTTTCATTGTTCACACTATACATCCTTTCCCCCTTCGCCAAAATAAACTATATCCTTTTCCAACATAGCAACGCAGTGCATATAAAGCGATTGCCGACATAACTATTTGCACGAGTTGTGGAGCCTTTTCGCTTTTTTTCGCTCTTTTGCGTTTTACCCCCTAACCCCCTTTTTACTAAATAAATTGTATTTTGTATTTTATATAGATAACTTAAAGAAAATCAGAGAATTACTCTATTACAAAAAAAATACAATTTAAAATTGATTTTGTATTTTTAACAAATTTGTATTTTTTTCTCAGGGCCTGATCATCCTGTTTTTAATAAAATTTCAATTTTACCAATAAAATTGTATTTCTGATTATCAGATAGTTAGCTTGTAAAATACAAGCCTATTTTAAAATTTGTATTTGCTGAGTATCAGTGTGTTATATAGTGTTTTATGGTAAAAAATACAAATTTTTCGAATTTTGAAATTATTTTTCAGAGGTATAAGTATTGGAATTGTTTGCACATGTGCAAACTTTACTAAATTATTGTCTGATTTGTCTATAAATTACTACGTAATTTAGAGAAAAATACTTTTATGCCATCTCCATTAACTATCAGCATCCGGATACAGCCACACCTGGTAAACTTCCTTGAGTCATTATTCGGATCTCAACCCATTTCATTTCCTCGTAAAAATAATTTTAACCGTATCCTGAATAAATTTATGGAAAAGGAACCGGCTACTTCAAGTAATTATATCCGCAGCGATACTAACCTCGAAATTCAACTGCCTTATTTTGAGGATAAAAATGTACTTTACAATTTCAATTTATCAGCTATACAGGAGAGTGTGCTGGTTGATAAAATTGAAAATACTTTCAAGCTTACTTTCCGCGACGAGATGGACCAATACCGCTTATTGGAAATAAAAACCTTTAAAGCTATTCAGCTATTCATGGAAAAATATTCGATCAACCAGGATTCGTACGATATGCTGATAAAAGATTACCAGCGTTACCGAAACTCCCGCTATGTATTAGATCATCGTAAAATAAAAAAAATATCGTCAGTTAAAAGCGCTTTTTGTCCTGTGTGTCATTAACTGTAAGAAATGTAATTATTTTTAATAAAACAGCCATGTCAATCGCAAAAAACAGTAAATCGAATCCACTGATCTGTAAAATTGAATATGCTTTTCCAGACGATATCCTAACAATGGAAAACGTGGAGCTTAACCAGGTTGATATAACCATGAAAGGTAGTAAGGTATTCAATGAATTGTATGGCACACCTTCGTCGCATACGTTCAGCGAGCCATCCGACGTATCAGCTGCCGGATTACTATTCAAACAAAAGCTTTCTGTTTATTATCCGGGAATTGAAGTTTTGTCGCATAGTCAATTAGTATTACTTGAGCGCACGCCGGCAATTTATAAAATAACCTATCAGCATGGTTTGGTTCAGGTTATCGGATCGATGGATGTTCCTGCCAGACTTTTCTTTTCATTATCGGCAAGCGATTCAACAGGTATTAATATAAGTATTGCCTGCGATAGCGACGAACGTGCGCGTTTCCTGGTAATTGAATAGGGTAAGCCCTTTTTTCAAGTCCTTTTAACCACAATAGCCACGCCTTAATATTGCAGCATTATTTAAAACAATGCTGTGATCAATCGTATATCCCAAATTCTAAATGCGCGTTGGCTTATTAGCCAGGAAGTAGTATATAATTATTTCCCGGCTTTTTTGGCGTTTTTATCGGGTACCAAAATAGATTTTGATGCATCCGAAGAGGATCGCGCTAAACCTTATCTTATTGCAGCCTCATCCGGAACTATCGACCTGGTAAACAGGTATGATCTTCAGGATATGAATGTACCTGAAAATTCAGTTGCTGTTATTCCTATTCAAAGCGAAATACTTTCGTGGCGTACCATGGAGTTGGTTCAGTTTATTGATCAGGCCGAATCTAATCCGAATATTATTGCCGTGGTATTCCTGGTTAACAGCCCGGGAGGAATGGTTTTTTATACCGATATCGCTGCAGCTGCTATCAAAAGCATGCAAAAACCATCCGTATCTTTTGTAATGAATATGGCAGCAAGCGCAGCCATGTGGCTTATTTCGGGAACCGGCAGGATCATAGCCAGTTCACCGCTCGACCGGCTTGGATCCATCGGCACCATGGCAAGTATTATGGATATTGCCGGTTTTCTGAAAAAGAAACTCAATATTGATGTTTTCGATATTTATGCCGATAAGTCGACAAACAAAAACATAGAGATCCGCACGCTCCTCGACGAATCGCTTCCTATGGATCAGCGTACCGCTTCCATCCGGGAAGATCTGAATTATGTAAACGAATTTTTTCATCAGGCTATACAGGACAATCTTGGCATTGATCCGGCCTCTGATGTTTTTACCGGTAAGATATTCAATGCCACCCAGGCAATTGAAGTAGGACTTGCCCACGAAATAAACACCTTCGAATATGCAGTTAACCTGGCGTATAAACTTGGACTGGAATTTTCAATTAAATCATTTTTTAACTCAAATCCTTAATTATTATGCGTAAAATGTGGGCCACTGTTCTGACCCTGCTCGGGATAACTGCTTTTGCTCAATACGAAGGCAAAAACACGTTGACCGAAGAACAGAAAACAACGCTCACCGCTACTTTCGGTGATGCTTTCGTTGCCAAGCTCCTCGGAACCTTCGAGGCCAATGCTGACGAATATCTCGATACAAATGCCTCGGTTATAGCTGACCTGCAGGCAAAACTCCAATTAGCAGAAAAGGAAAAGGTAACACTTGCCGATGCTAAAACCGCACTCGAAGCCGAAAAGGTTCAATTAAATTCCACTTTGAAATCCCAAAAAGACGTGATTACACTCCTGAGTTCAAAATCTGAAGATGAACCTGCTCCTAAAAAAGTAATCATTGTGGATGGTAATGCATGGGACGATCAGAACGATAAGTTCCTGGGTGGCGTTCAGCAGCCTTATATGGCAATCGACGATAAACACGGGTATAACAAACGTGCTTATTCCGACCTGATGCTTAAAAAATTCGGCATCGAAATACCGGTACCGAAAGCTTCGAGCATGGACTATGCAAGTCTTACATCCGACCTGGGCGATTATTACCGTGTACGCAAACAGGATCGTATTCAGTCGTTCCTTATGGGATTGCCAAGTCTCGAAACCATTTTCCCTCTGGAAAGCGGGTATCAGGATCAGGCCGTATTAGTAAACATGTTTTTGACCGGTGATTTTTCACAGGCCGAAAATACGATTGGAAGTACTTTTGACAGCATGGTTCAGGGCGCGTACAAATTCGAACCCGAAGTGATTACCATGTACGGTGTTATGTTCGCACATAAATTCACCGATCTGAAAGCGCTGGAGAAAAACTGGCTCGGTTATCTTAACCGCGAAGGATCCAACGTGATGAAATGGTCGTTCATTGAATTCGTGATGGTTGAAACTACCAAGAAACTTCAGAACGAGCGTGAAATACGCCGCGTTTCGGGTATCAGGTCAAATCCAACGGCCAATGTACTTGGTACAGCCATCGGTGCTTCCAACGGATTGCGCCAGTTTATAAAAAATCAGATCGCATTGTTCAAAATCCGCCCGTTCGTTATGGGCGAATGGACCGATACAACCATAAGCGATTATGTTCGTCGTGGTACTTCGTATGTTCCTATTGCTGTTCGTGATTCGGGAAATGTAGTTCTTTACATGAGCCCTGATGCTTACACTGCTTACGTTCGCAATAACGAAACACTGTACGGTTTAAACCAGGACTATAAACCGGGCATCAAATATGTAAAGGAATACCCGAATGTAGCTATTGAAGTTGTTCCGAATATGGGCGAATCAAAACGCTTTATCTGGACACTGGCCGGCAATATCCGTTTGTTCGAAGATCAGCCAGGCGAAATGGTTGCTTTCAATTTCGAACAACAGGATTGGGCATTGAAAGTATGGTCGAACTGGAAAGAAAGCCTCTGGGCTTACCTGGTTGGTAAAAAATATGCTTCTGCAGCTGCAATCCCGACCGACTACAGCACACAGCTTATTTTTGTCAACGACGTGGATCTTCCTGCTGATTATTACATCCCGATGACAAAGGATGATACCAGCCCAAGCGTATCCGTACATAAATCGCTTGTTTCGGTAGCCAATACAGGCGCTACAGTTATTACCACCATCGATGATGCGGTGACAGGTGATATTATCCGCATCAAATGCGGAAATGTAACCAATCCAATCACAATCGCTAAAACCGGTGATTTTTCACTGATTGCAGCTGCTTGGAATCCTGGTTTGGACGAAGTGCTGGAAGTTGTAAAACGTTCGGATGGAAAGTTCCTCGAACTTTCACGTATTAACCCGGCTTCCATTGCCAACGCTTTTGCCGCTGACGATGCAACTCCAAGCGTATTGGGTGGTTCAACATTTGTTACCAATGCCAATACAACGGCAACGGCTATCACAACATTTGATGATGCAGTTACCAACGTTTTATATACCGTTTATGGTGCCGGTTCAACAAATGCTTCCACTATTGCCAACAGCGGGAACTTCGTTCTTACTGCAGCGATGACACTTTCAACCGGTCACTGGATCAGCATTCGTAAATCGGCCACCGACGGCAAATTCTACGAGATCAACCGCGCATAGCCAAACTGAGCAACGGTACCGGAGCAATCCGGTACCTGCGCTTTTGTAATCTCAAATACATTTTTAAGATGTCATATGTAAAAGTAAATGTCAACAAACCGGGAATGAACCTCGGTGTTGGCGGAAACAAAAAGGCCGAAATCGTTATATTTGATATGGACGATTACCTTACTTATCCTGCAAGGGATGAGAATGGCCATGTTTCGGTTGATAATATTACCTTTAAGCCCGGTGCCTACATGATCAAATTGTATGCAACTCAAAATACTATTGAGTGCGGGCACAAAGGTGAAGGCGATCCTGATAAAAAGGGATATATCCAAAATGTAAAATTCGAGCATCCGGGTAGCGAAGCCGCTATTCTCGAATTCGATGCAAATTGGCTGAACCGTAATGTTGGAATTATCATCCAGCGTTGCTCCGACACAAAAAAAATGTTGTACGGCACTCCATGCGCTCCGCTGCAGATGGTTTCGGAAAAACAGGACACCAAAGATACTGATCATACTGTTTTTACATTTGCATCGACCCAAAAGGGACCGATTGAATGTGATTACCAGGGAACGCTGTCTTTTGATACTGTTACCGATACCGAGGCTGCCGATGCAACTACCGTTGATGTTACCAACGGACAGGGTGAATATCAGCTTACCACCGGAACTTCAGCAGCTGCTACCATTACCGCGCTTGCCAATGCCAGCGACGGACTCGTTTACAAACTGCTTGGATCCGGAGGAGCGCATCCTTCGACCATTACCGGCGGAAGCTTCCTGTTGAAAAACGGAACCGCATGGACAGCCATAGCAGGTGCCACTCTTACCGTGAAAGCCTTCAAAGATGGCGCTTCAACGTACAAGTATCTCGAACTCTCCCGCACCTAGTCTCCTGCCTGCCTTCCTTGCCGCACGGATCCCGATTTATCGGGATTTCGTGTTTTATGGGTTGTCCTTTTATAAGCAGGCATGCAATTGCACCTTTGTGAAAATATTTATCATGAAAGCAAAAATCTTAAACTATCTGAACAAGGACCGGTCGTTTGCGGGAGGACTGAAACTCTATTTAGAGCATGGCAAATCCTTATCCCTGAAAAGGACATTGAACAACCAGGGATATTCCGAACACAACCTCGGGGTATTACTTGAGCAACTTCGCATTGAGGGCGGCATTTCGCCTGATGAATTCAGAATCATGCTGCTACAGCCGGTTTCGTTAGCTGCTAAACAGGAAATTATGGAAACTCCGGTATCTCCTGAAGAAAAAGAAGTATTTATCCGCGAAATACCGGAACAAATCCGCAAAACGATACGGTTGCGCGATGATTTCCCGTTTCTGGCCGATCCCAAGTGCCCTGACAAATTTAAAATATTGGTACACGATATGCTTACAGCATATGCCAATTATGTGGATGGGCACAAACGCCTGTTCGAGGTTACTACGGGTGACGAATTACAGGAAGTAGCCTCTACAGTTGTTGAAAATTACCTGGAGAACCGCGAAATATGGGATGAACTTAATTATTACAAGGAAAACGGTAAAATCCTTGGCAAGCATGTAATTTTCAGCACTACCGATCGCATGCTTGAGATCCGGAACATGACCACAGCCGATCAGGTGAAACTGCAGAAAAACCTGATGAATAACATTGCCCGTACAAAGCAAAAGATTGCTGAACAGCCTGAACATAAAAATACTTCGGATCGCAAAGCCAGTGTTGCAAAATTTGAAGTTGAACTTACTGTTGTGAACGGGATTTTAGGGCTGAGCTCCTGATATGGATTTCACACCTGAACAATTTGAAACTATTGAGCAACTTGCCGGAATTAATTATTCCATCCGGCAAGTTGCCGTTTATTTTGATATTTCAGTTCAATTTCTGCTCACTGAATACGAGGATAAAGAATCGGAATTTACTTATCATTACGATCGTGGAAAGTTAATTGCAAATGCGGATGTTCTTATTGCGAATATGAAAGAGGCTATGGATAAAAATTCAACTGCCGTTCAAATTTACCTGAAAGAGCAGGAAAAAACAAGAATTAATAATTTAAAGCACGAGCTCTTTGGACTTTGACGATACATCATATGAACAACTCCAGGCATGGATTGAAACCGGTAAATCAAAAGACTTGCCGGTCGATCTTGTCAATTATCTGCAGGCGCTCGAACTGGTCCGCAGCATGTATGATAAATACAAACAGAAGAAATTTATTATAAAGACTTTATTGTTGCCTCCCTGGTCGCTAAACGAATACCGGGCTCAAAAGCTATTTAATGAGGCAATAAACTTTTTTTATTCTAGTAACGAAATAAAACGCGAAGCCTGGGCACAGGTTTACGCAGATAAGCTTGATAAAATAGCATTACTGGCAATAGCAGATAACGACTGGACTACAGCACAGAAATGTACAATGGATGCTGCAAAGCTCCGCATGGGCGAAATAGTAAATCAAAGTATACCTAAACAGTTGCTCGAACGCCGTCCTATCTTCTACACCATCCGCCCTAAAGATATCGGTTTACCCGAAGCCAGCCGCCCGAAGCTTGCACAATGGATTGACAGCCTCGAAGATATTCCGAACGAGGACCGCATCAGGATGCATCGCGATGGAATGACCAGCAAAAGCGAAGGAAACGTATTGGATGCCGAAATAGTTGATATACCGTTTGCCGATGTCGAATAAACCCACAGTGGAGGAAGTCGAATACCGATACAGCAATTGGCTATCGATGATAATTGATATCATTAAGCCAAAGAACCTGTATGTGGTTGGTGGTCGCGGAACCGCCAAAACTCAGGATATTATTGCCAAACGATCCATCGATATCATTTACAGCTTACCCAGGGGAACTTTCGCTTTTCTGGCCGATACATATGTAAACGCGATTACCAACATAATTCCTAACCTCATAACAGGCTGGGAACGCCAGGGATTCTTCGAGGATCTTAATATTGGTGGAATTCGTCGTCCCGGTCATTTTGTTTGCGATAAGGAACCGCCAATTGATTACGAACGTCCATATACCAGGGCAAACGAATTTAGGCATACAATTAGCACTTTTAACGGTTGCCTGTTTATGATTAAATCGCTCGATAGGCCCAGTTCCAACGCCGGAATATCAACCGTTCACAATTTCGGTGATGAAGCTAAGTTTGCGAACGAAACAAAACTGAAGAAAAGCGTTCCAACTTTAAGAGGTGATTATTTGCTATATAAAGATTCTCCCTACTTTATGGGCCAGACATTTGCAACCGATATGCCTAATCCTGCCGATGGCGAACACGACTGGATCCTTCGCATGAAAAACAATATGGATGTTACTCAGATACTGGCCATATTTTACAAAGCTTTGCATGTAAACGAAATTGAGTATGAACTTTACCAGGCTCAGCAATCCGGATCCAGCGAAAAGGAAATTAAAAACATTACCATTCGCCTCGATCGCGAAAAGGCACGTTTGCACAAAGTGAGGAAGAATTCCACGCTTTTTATGATCGTTAGTTCCCTGGTGAACATCGATATTCTAACTTTTGATTATTTGATCACAAACATAAACACCCTCAAATACGAGGAATTTAAAACAGCCATCCTGAGCATGAAGGCAAGCCTTGAGGTAGGAGCCCGTTTCTATGCTCAATTAGCCGATAAACATTTTTATGAAGATGGATATAATTACGACTATTATGATCGATTTGGCTTGCGCGATAATATTACCCAGACAAGTGAAGGACTCAAATATATAGAGCATGATCAACCCTTAGACGCTGGCTTCGACGCAGGCAATATGATGAGTATGGTTATAGGCCAGGAACAAGGCCATACCACACGATGCCTTAAGAGTCTATTCACACTATCGCCTGATTGGATCCCTGAACTTGGTTCATTATATTGCACATTCTTTGCTCCACATAAGTGCAAGGTATTGAACCTTTATTACGATAGAGCAGCAAACAACTATCGTACAGCCAAACAGGACTTTGCAAGCCAGGTTAAACATGCCATTGAGTACGATAAGCAAGGCAAGCCAACAGGATGGCGTGTTAACCTTATGAGTGTAGGACAGGGTAATATATCCATGGGCGAAGAGTACGACCTGGTTAACCAAATGATGGGCGAAAAGAATCCACGCTTACCACGCCTACTCATTGATAAGTTCGAATGCAAAGAACTATATAGTAGTCTCAATCTTGCTCCTTTGGCAAAGGATACGAAAGGCAATATCATTAAGGTTAAGAAGAGTGAGAAGCTAAGCATCAAGCGCCTGCCTATGGAGAGTACCAACATGAGTGATGCCTTCAAGTACTTCATCTGCCGTAAGCAATACATGAAGATGGCAAAGCAAAAGAAGCATAGTACAGCAGGCATAACCAGTTAAGTTATAACTAAACCATTTACAAAGCCCTGATCCGATCCCGGACCAGGGCTTTGTCATATATCCGGTTTTGGGCACGCCGGCAATTGCGTATGCGGGTCTGAGCGGGTCGGTAAGAGTTGTCTTTTATTGATATTTTTTCTGCTGGCGGGTGGGTTTGTTGTTTGCAAATCAAAGTTTTGACGTACAAAAATTTTTAAAACTGTACGATTTTGCTCAGTTTCTGTGCTTTTTCTGTTTGTTTCTGTGTAGGTTTTTTCGATTAATGATATAATTACAGGCTGAAACAAACTAATGCTTAACAATTTTAGCAGTGTTTAGGCGGAATGTGACATTAAAAAATCAGAAAGAATACTGTAATATTTTTTGTCCTTTTACACCTGGTGAAATCCGGTTAGTTTCGCTTCCTAAATCATTACTAACTAATTCATTTTATTTATGAAAACGTTCCTGGTACTTTGCATGCTCCTGATTGGAATGGCGTGCTATGCCTCGGGGCCTGTGCTTAAGGATTGCGATCCGGTTTCAGCCACTGTTTCGCAAACTATAGATCCGGTTCAACCGGCCTATATCCTTGAAGCAGTAGTTTTTTATGAACTACCTTTTGCAGGCACTATTCCCGAACTCGGAATGCCAATCGAATCGGCGGAGCTTACAGGTTATAGCGCCGATATATGGCATCCTCCCGTATTTAATAGTATACTGTGGCTGAGCTCTAATAAAATAATTCGATTTAGCGATTATCCTCTCTTAGCAGGTAACGCTCTTAATTGCAGATCAGACAAACTACTGATTATTGACAGAACGAACCGGACAGAAGTCTTTCCTATTAGCTGGTACGACATCGCCTAAACTTTTCATATCTTGGTTTTTGGTTTGAATCCCCGCCTGGTTAGCGGGGATTTTTTTGTCCTTTCGTTACCCTTATCACAATCATACTTTCGCATCATGGACGAACGAACAACCATAACCCTATACGAGGCAATCGCCATGATGCGTAAAATTACCGCTGAAAGCGGTTTCTTTTCGTTTACGTTCGCCACTTACAACCGAAATACAGGACGCACCCAGGGATTAACCAGCGTGAAGCGAGCCAAACTCCGCCCGGCTGCCAAAGAAGACGATATCCGGAACTCCGATTACAAGTTATTTTATTGGGACGACTACTACCAGGAACCGCGCGTGTGCTGGCAGCCTTTACTTATGTACTTCAACGGAACTAAAATTATATTACAATGAACAATCAACCCATCGGATATAAAAAAAACGACATCCAGGTTCATGATCATGGAAATTCCGGTATAATTACTGCCGGAAGCGAAGTATATACTTTTGAAGTATCAGGATCACAAACTTTTGCACAGCCAGGTGTATTGCCATTTTATACCAACATACGGGCATTGTTGCCGATGAAAATCGGGAACTTTGATATTGTTCCGCATGGCGAACAAAATCAATTGCCTACCGATTTACGTATATTACTGGACGAAAATAACCTCACGCCTGGCATACTCGATAAGCAAGCCTCGTTGCTTTGGGGTCAGGGTCCGGCTCTGTATAAATTAAAATTCGAAAACGGGGAACGGAAAAAATATTTTGATTCGGATCCGGAAGTGGAAGGCTGGCTCCGGTCGTGGAATTTTGAGGATTACCTGCAAAAGGCAACCATCGAATTCCGCCATATGAACGGCCATTATACTAAGTATTTCCGCAATCGCGGCTTCCGTATCGGCGAGCCTGGATTTATTACTAAACTTGAGCATGTAAGCAGTATGTTTGCCCGCCTCGAATGGCCCGACCAGTATCACCTGATTAATAATATTATTGTAGGCGATTACGCGCAGCCCTGGAAGTATGGCCTGCGTGCCTACCCGGTGTATTCGGAACAGGATCCTTTTGCCTGGCCGGTAACTATGCGCTACAGCAACCTGTATTCGTTTGCGCTGAGTAACGATTACAGCCGCCCCAGTTATTACGGTTCGCTCGGATGGATAAGGCTGGCTACCAGCATTGCCAAACTGCTGAGCAATTTTAATAAAAATTCGGCTGCCATTAAATATCACATTAAAGTGCCAGGCATTTACTGGGATAATGCCGAGCAGGAACTGAAAGATAAATGCAACCGCGACGGCGTTGCTTATGCCGATAAGCTGCTTACTGATTTCAAGAAGAAAAAAATGCAGGAGTTTGCCGATGTATTGCGCGGTGTCGACAACGTTGGGAAATTCCTGACTACAGAGGAACTGTTCGACGAAACATCGGGTAAATATGTAGGCTGGACCGTTGATGTGCTGGATCAGAAAGTGAAAGATTTTATTGATGCCCAGGTAAACATAGCCAAACAGGCCAGCCTCGAAACTACCGCCGGTATCGGGTTGCACCCGGCGCTGAGCAATATCAGTTTCGATGGCAACCTACCAAGCGGATCGGAACAGCTGTATGCGTTTAAACTTTACCTGCTTACGGGTGTGGATATTCCCGAATCCATCGTATGCCGCGATATCAATAATGCCATAGCCGCCAATTTCCCGGGTAAGGGACTGAAACTCGGATTTTATCACGATGCAGTTATAACTGAAGCGCAAACCGCTCCGGCCGATCGCATAAAAAACAATAAACCATGATCTTTAACAAATCAACCAACGGCGCTGTCGAAACAAAAGAGTTGCTCGGGTTTATTTACAAATCGAATAATTTCGAAAACCTGTTAACCTATGTAACCATTGCCGAACGCGATATAAAACGGGTTATCGGCCCCGAAGTTTTTAAACTGGCTGAAAATCATTACCAATCGGACGATTACCAGGTAACTCCCGTTCCGGAAACTACGCCCGATCCGCAACTGGTATTGCTCGACGAACTGGTAAGGCTTATACAATTGCCAGTTATACTGAATGCATACCGTAGGTTTGCCCCGCTTAACGATTTATCGCATTCGGAAGCGGGCCGGCTAATTACGGTAACCGATCAACAGAAACCTGCATTTGAGTGGATGCTTACCCGCGATAATGCCAGCCTGCTCGACCTGGCCCACGAAGCTACCGATCTGTTGCTCGAATGGCTCGACGAACAGGTGCCTATTCCGTACGTGCCAACCCAGGAAGCTCTTACCGGTGAAGCTACAGCCAATACGATCGAAGATACCTGGCGGTCGTCGGCCACGTATTCGGCACTGAAGGACCTGTTTATTAATTCGGCCCGGGAGTTTGATTACATATTCCCGATTAATGCATCCAGGCGGCTTTACCTGGCCTTGGTCCCGTTTATCAGGGAGGTGGAATTGCGATATATACGCCCGGTGATCGGCTCAACCCGGTACGATTTAATACGTGAACTGATTAAAGACGAAGAGCTTGATTTAACAGGCGACAGTAACGACCCGAACGTGGCCGACAATACCGAAAGCAAAGAAATTTATGAACTTTCAAAAGTTCCGGTTGTGTTGCTAACGATGTCGGTAGCTTTGAAACGCCTCCCTGTGGAACTGCTTCCCGACGCAGTAGTGCAAAGTTTTATGGCCATGGACGTAAAGCAGTCGAAGCCGGCCTTATCATCCGATCGCATTGCGGTATCGTCATTGCTTGAGCGCGACGGGCGCCGCGAACTGATCCCTCTGCAGAATTATATTATAGCGTTGCTGCCGGTAGCCCCGGTTGTGGAAGAAACAACCGATACCACGCAATCTTTCTTTATGTCGTAACCCTATGCATACTATCGATATCACCGGGTATAAAACCGTACAGTACGCTTCGTGTATAGAGGAGCTTTCGCATGATGAATTTATTTACATGATGAAACTTTTGCTTATGCAGCAAAAAGGCGAAATAACCATTGAGCACTTCAGGTTTATGCTTACGCTGAAACTGCTGAACATTAGAAAAACCGTAACGTATTACATGATGCCTGCCGCCGAACGCGAACTGGTTCACGATAACATGAACCGGCTGGTCGAAACCATTGATAGTTTTTACGAACACACGGAAGAGGATGGCAAGCTGGTAAAAAAGCTTTCCCTCAACTGGATTAAGCAAATGATGCCAACCATAGGCAACCTGGTGGGACCTGCCGACGCGCTGACTAACTGCACCATTTACGAATACAAGGAAGCCTTTACCCGCTATACCGATTACCTGAAAAATAAGGATACGGAAACGCTTGTTACGCTTATTGCCATACTATACCGCCCGCGTAAATTTTGTTATGGCATACGTAAACTTTTATCCTGGAACAGTATGGAAGAGCGGCAGTCGTTTACCGAAAAAACAGGTCCCGAAAGGTTAGCCCGGCGAGCCGGCAGGGTAAACCATTTGCCCGAGCACATTAAAACCGCCGTGTTGCTGTGGTTTGGCAACTGCATCGAATATATTGTATCGGGTAAACCAACCATCGATGGTATCGAGATCGATTTCTCCCTGCTGTTTTCGAAAAATAAGGACGATTCCGGCCCATCAGGAATAGGCTTAACCGGGATAATTTATTCCCTGGCCGAATCGTCTGTTTTCGGTAATGCCGAAAAAACAAGCAATACGAACCTGTACGATATATTGGTACGGTTGTATCAGCTTAAAACAGATTATGATGCCATGGTAGCTAAAAGCAAAAAAAATGATAAAGATTAGTGTACTGAAAGCGTATTTTGATTCGATGGCCAACCGTATTCAAGCCACCAAAAGCATACTGGTGCGTAACGAAACCGAACTGGCACAAAAAATTAAACAGGTAACTGCAGGCGAGTTGTTCCTGGTGGTGGTAATACCATCGAGCGATACCAGGGAACGCGATAAGGACAATATACTGGAGGAGGAAACCCTGATCCTGTATACCGTAATGAAAGTGGACCGCGCTAACCAGATCGATGCCGATATAGTTACCGGCATGGAACTTACCCAGGACTGTATAACTGCTTTAAAATCGCAGTTATACGCCGATGCCACTAACAGCAATGCAACGTATCACCGATTTATTGAACGCATTGATTTTAACCGCATGCATACCGACCCCGAATACAATTACCTGGGATGCGACGGCTACAGCCTCTCGTTTATACTCACTTCAACTGGTTTTTAACTTAAACACTCTTAATCATGTACCGCCTTTATCCTGTATTCCACGATGTTTGCAATGCCCTGATCCAGATTTTTGCATTTATCATACTTTTTTTAACGCCCATCAGCAATTATGTACACCTGGTGCTGGTACTGGTGGCTCTCGACCTGATTACCGGAAGTTGGGCCTCCATTAAGGAAGGGCAGAAATTTAACGCCCATAAACTACGCAATACGGTTGAGAAATTTATTTTTTACGCCATTGCCATCATTATTGCCTATGTGCTGCAAAAAATAATAAATGATGGCACCGAACTGGCCCGCATTGTTGCGCTGTATATAGGCAGCATTGAAGTAAAAAGTAATTACGAAAATATAAGCCGCATACGGCAGGTTGATCTTATACATGCCATATGGAACCTGATAAAAGATAAAATTGAAGAATATATAAGCGGTTTAAAAGCTAAAAACAATCAACCCAAAACGTAATGACAGACATTTCGAAACACATTACCCTGGACGAAGCCACCCGCAGCAACTATGCCATACTGCATAATATCCCGAACGTACCGGGCGAAAAGGAACTGCAGGCTATGCAACATCTGGCCGAAGTGGTATTTGAGCCCCTGCGCGAAGCTATTCATGCGCCTATATTCCTCAACAGTTTTTACCGGGCGCCGCTGCTTAATACCCTTATAGGAGGAGCCTCCAACTCCGAACATGTACTCGGGCAGGCTATGGATATACACGCCGATGCGCCTGTTACCAACAAACAGCTGTTCGATTATATATTCGCGAACCTTCCATTCAACCAGTTGATATGGGAATTCGGCACCGGCAGTAACCCAACCTGGGTGCATGTATCGCTGAGCGCCGGCACGAATAAGCACCAGGTGCTGCAATCCATTAACCGCAATGGCAAAACCATTTATATCGACATCACTAAAACCTATACAGCATGAAAAAGTTTCTGTTACTCATCACTATTATTGCTTCCCTGGCATCGTGCCGCAGCCCTCAGCAGCTTGCCGACCGTAAATGCACCAAAGCACAGCTGAAGTACGAAAAGGCCGCTTATCGATGGGGATGCCCGCTGGTAGCCAAATCCGATACGGTTATAAAGGAAACTACCATACGCGTGCACCACGATACCACCATTTATGTGTATATTAAAGCCGATACCGTAAGGTCGGTTGATACGGTGTACCTGCGTAACGGCCTGGCGCAAACCGACCAGCACCGCCTCGATACCGAATATGCGTATTCCATTGCCTATGTGCTGAACGGCTTACTTTTTCATACCCTGTATCAGAAACCGGCCGAAATTGCCAAAACCATACGCGATGCCATACAGCGCGAATCGCATGTGGAGTATAAAACCATTACCAAAACCGTAGTTACCAAAATTAACTACTTAACCCAGTGGCAAATATTTCAACTGTGGCTGGGCCGTATTGCATTCGGTATTTTAATAGTTGTAGCCATTGTTAAAGGCATTCAGTTTTATATAAAACGGTACATGCCGTAATTCGTACATCGTACCTCATAAATCGTACCTCGTACTTCATAAATCGTAAATCGTACCTCGTAAATCGTACCTTATAATGCCCGGCAAATTCTCCGAACTGGAACTCGCTTTTATTGATGATCAGCTTGATCAGCACGGGGAGTATGTGCGCGATTTGCTTATCAGCGCCATTGAGGCCCGCAACCTCATAAAAACGGGCGAGTTAATGGATAGCTTTATTTGGCGCGTGGGCATGTACGGGATAAACCCGCACCTGGAACTTTCGTTTCCCGATTACGGCCGTTTCCAGGATATATCGGCTTACAAAAAAAAGAGCCAGAATACCGGCATGTGGACCACCCTTAACCAGCAAGCCAACGCCGCCCTGATGGGACAGCGTACCAGGCCCAAAACCAGCCGGCGCCGCAAGGATACCCGTTTTTATGCCAGCACCGTATATGGCGCTTTGAATACGCTGATTGGTAAAATTATGTACGAGTTTACCGATTACGAACTGGAACGCATGAAGCAGGTAATTGCATCAGGGTACGGAGTTAAACCTATTTAATTATATCTTTACATGATAACTTTAAAACCTCTATCATGTATACATCTATTATTATTGCCTGGGCTCTTATGAGTTTTGTTGCTGCTGCTATTGCAAGCGAAAGGAAAATCGGTTTCTTTATCGTGTTTTTTGCTTCATTATTATTTAGTCCGCTTGCCGGCATTTTAATTGCATTTGCAAGCAAACGAAAAGAAGATGAAGCACACGAAAAGAAAGTTGAAGAATTATTGACTGCTTTAAACGAAGCGCTTAAAAAATAATTTTGCGACACTGGTAGGTTTTTTACATTTTCATTGTACATTTGCGACATCATTCAGCCAGACATCTGAATGAAGTTAGAAAAACCGCTACCATGTCAATAAACAAGAACAATCACCTTTATAGGGGAAACCCCTGTATCACGTTGGCCCAGCAATGGGACAGAAGCTTTAGCGGGCTTCCTAACGCGTGTTACAGGGGTTTTCTCATGGAGGAAAACCAATGTTTAACAAAATGAGAGCTCACGCCCGTGAGCGCAGGTTAAAGGCACGTAAGCCACAAACCAACCTGATGGAAGTACTTACTTTCCTCGACCATGCGAACCGCACCGAAGTTCGCGCCATTACCAACAGTATTAACGAAATGCCATCGTACATGCGCGGAAAGGAGTTTGCAAATGGAAAGTAAAACAACTGCTGTGGCAAAAGTTAATAATGTTGAAATCATTATTATCGAAGGCGACGAAAAACGTGTTGCCGTAAAACCAATTTGCCAGGCTTTGGGAATTGCTTTTCAAAGGCAAATTGAACGCTTAAAAGAGGACCCAATTCTGAGTTCAGTTATAACCCTGGAGGTTACAACTGGAGCCGATGGAAAGCAGTACGAAATGGTTACCATTCCCTTTAAATTTGTTTTTGGCTGGCTCTTCCGGATCGACTCCCGGAACGTGAAGGAAGAAAGCCGCGAATCCGTTTTAAAGTATCAGCTTCATTGTTTAACGCGCTTTACAATTCGTTGTTTCAATACGCTGAGTTTGTACAATACCGGGCCAGCCTGATGGAAGAGGAACTTGAGCGGTTTAAGGAAGCCAAAAGCGGATACAGCCAGGCGCGTGCCCGGATGAACGAAGCTGAGGCTGATCTTGACCAGGTAAGAAAACTGACCTATGAAAAGTATGTTGCTGACAGATATCAGATGGAACTGTTTAAGGAAGGAAAGGAGGCCGGTAATGAATGAGGCTAAAAATGTACTGCAGGTAGGCACCGCCATACTTACCGATACCTGCGTAAAGCGCATGGAGCTGCTGCAGGAGCAGGATAACGATACGATTGAGATGATAGTAAGTAAAATACTGCGCTCCATTATGTATATAAGTCTTGATCCGAATAACGACGACCGGCCCGAAGTAATTAAAAGCAAGCACGAGCTTGTAAGCGACCTGGCCATTATAGTGGAATGGATTGAAGAGCTAAAAGCACCCTGAGCACTCCTGTAAAAGTTTACGTAAAATCCCGCCCCAATGAGCGGGATTTTTTATGTCCTTTTCGCTACGGTAGCGGCGGATTACATTCGCAGTAAATACTTGCACCATGAGTTTAAAGATCGACCGCGTACAGTTGGATATAGTAATTAACAACGACCAGGCGCGCCAGCAACTGCGTAAACTTGAAGGTGATTATAAATCACTGGCTACCGAACAAAAAAAGTTTGCTACAGGCACTGCCGATTGGGAACGGCTCAAGCAGGAAATGATACAGGTTAAACTCAAAATGGATAAAGTATATGAATCCATTGGCATCGCTAACCTTAGCCTCAAGGAATTAAAAATGCGACAGGCAGAACTCAATGCCGTATTGGCACATATGAGCCCGAGCATGAAAGGATATGCCGATCTTAAAAAGGAAGCTGATGCCGTTGGAGTCCGGTTAAAAGAATTAAAAGGCACTGCAAATCAAACCGGATCCGCTTTTTCAAAATCATTCGGTGAAATGGGGATGGCTTATGCTAAAATTTTGGGATGGGCTGCCGCAATTACAGGTGTATTTTATGCATTTAAAAAATTGTATGATGCTGCCGATGAACAAAGAGTTGCAGACCGCAGATTACTATTTGCATTAAGAGGCAATATTGATGCTTTTCAACAACTCAATGAACAATCGAGTAAATTGCAAATGGCAACCGGTATCGAAGACTCTGTTATCAGTCAGATACAAATGCTTGGAGTTACTTCCGGTAAAAGTACCGAAGAAGTAAAGAAAATTACTGAAGCTTCAATTCAATTATCATCCATAACGGGTAAAGAACTCCAGCAATCCTATTTGGCACTTAATAAAACATTGGTAGGCCAAATGGATAAGACTTTGCCCCGCCTGGATTCTGATTTCAAAAACCTAAGTTCTACCCAGTTAAAGAATGGTGCAGCTATTGATTTGGTTTTAACAAAATATAAAGGTACTGCCGAAGAAAGTGCAACTGCAGTTTCAAAAATGACACAGGCATGGGGCGAATTTAAAGAGTCACTTGGGTTTGGAACTAATGGCCCTCTTGATTGGGTAATAAAAAAGCTTACTTCAATATTAACAATATTAAAAGATGTTACCGACGTTTTCTTTTCATTTGGTGGCAGCCGCGATGCATGGAACGCGCAGAAGGATGGTATTCAATCAACGGCTGTTTCCGTTTCAAATTTTCGTTCGGAAATGGAGAAAGCACAGAAAGACGAAACACGATGGAATTTAATCAAGAAAAACGGGATCGATGATTTGAATAAAAAGATGATGCAACAGCAAGCGTTAGTTGATGCAACTAAGAAAAAAATTGAAAACAATACGACCGGGATGCGTAATGATGGCAATGGAGTTATTACCTCAAAAGAAATGAACGACTTAAAAGTAAAGCAGCAACTGGAGCAGGCGATAGTAAACACTACAAAATCAAAAATAGCAATACTTAATGAGTTGATAGATCCGACAAAGAAAGAGACATCTGAAACTGATAAGCAAAAAACGGCCTATGAAAAACTGTCATCCCAAATCGATTCTTATGTTGAAAAAATAAAATCGGGTGGAGCATTATCCGCTGCTGAAACTGCTGTATATAATGCCTTGGTAGCAAAAAAGAAAACCATTGATGAAGCGGTTAAATCGCTTGGACAGCTTGATATGGCCGTGAGTGTAAATACCGAAATGGAATGGAATGCTACGCAAAAGAGATTATTGGATAACGAAGCTCGTAAAATCGCAACCAAACTGATCGAAGACGAAGAGGCCGCATTATTAGCATTATCAGATGCGCAGGCCGCTGCTGGAGTTGAAAAATCAATGGGTCATAAAATTAAAGGCGCACTAACAGATATTGAAAGCAAAGATAAAAAGGAAAGCGAAGTTAAAAATACTGTACTTGAATCAGCAAAAATAACAAATGAGGCCATTTTTAATATAGTAGCAAGCCGCCAACAGGCTGAGTATGATAATCAAAATAATTTACTCGAAAAGCAACGGCAAAAAGAGTTAAGCAATAAAAATCTTACAGAAGCTGAAAAAGAAGCAATTAATGCTAAATATGATGCGAAAGCTAAAAAACTTAAACAGGACGCATTTAAAAAGCAGAAAGCAGCAGATATAATTCAAGCTGTTATTAATACTGCGCTATCAATTGCTTCAGCCAACAGAGTAATGCCTCCGGCTAATATACCTGCAATGATATTGGCAGGTGTGGCCGGAGCGGCTCAAATAGCTGTAATTGCATCTCAGCCAGTCCCCCAGTTCTTTGCCGGCCGCAACGTTACCGGCGCCCTCGATGGCCGGCAATATACCAATGTGCCTTATGCCGGCAATGCCACTACCGGCATGTATACGCACCCCACGTTAATAGCCGATCATGGCAGCGAAATTGTAATTGATCACCTGCGCTCGCGCAATATTACCATGAACTACCCGGAGATACTGGAAGCCATACGCGCCGTGCCGCAGCACTATAGCGGGCGGGTACCCGACCGGGCTACATTGGATATGCAACATCCGGCATCCGACATTTCAAATCCTGCTTTATTGGCATTAATGAATGAAAATATAAAGTTGCTGCAGCAGCTTCAACAGGAGGGTGTTCAGCTTAATTATCAAAAACTAAAGGACCTGCAGAAAAAAGATAAGTATGCCGAAGATTCAACGGCTATGTAATGTCCTTTTTAAAACACATCAGCTAAATCATCTTTGCAATCGTAAATCGTACATCCCCATGGCCCTTACTATAATTAAATCACCTCCCACGCTTATTGCCGCCCGTATGCCGGTAGTGTTCCAATTAACTACCGATTATACTTCCCTGTGCCATATCACCGGTATGGTAGGCACCATCGGCGACAGCATTGAACCCGACACGGCGCATAAAGTTACCTTCGAACTTTCCGATTTTGTGCGCGATAAACCGGTACTGCCCGCATCGCTCACCGTGCCTGCCATACACGCGCAGGCATTCCCGCTGCAGGCCTTTGTATTCGGCGAACGTTATGGAACGCCACCCACCAGCCACAATGAACTTACTACCTCTGAGTATCGTATTATGCCGGCCCGCATACCGCACTGGAAGCACGATTTCAGCGGAACCATTAACGATTATATTGTTGCCCATAAGCCGTTTTTAACCTGGTACCCTAACCAGGTGCGTAAAGTATTGCCGGCCGAAATCATCCACCTGTATTATATGGTTCAGGATTCGGTCGAGTACCTGTACCAGCTGCAGTTTACGGTTACGTATACCGATGGCACTACCGCCGTGTTCGAAGGCGCATACTCGGGCCAGGCAGGCGAATACGAAGTGGTGCAGCTCGATGCCAGCCCGGCTATTGTATTAGCCTGGGCACTGACCGATGAGCCTACCAAAACCGTGGCGGGCTATACGGTAAGGGCTGCTTATATTAATGATTTAAGTGTAGTAGTTCCGGTTAGCGAAACACGCACATTTGTAATTAACCGTTTGCCGTATACCAATCCGCGGCAGTTATTTTTCCGTAATTCGTACGGCACGTTCGATCAGCTTATGCTCCGCGGCCTCGGAATTATTAACGCCACTACCGACCGCCTTACGGCCAGCCGGCAAGCCGGGTATGATGGCGCACAGGTACCCGACCGCGTAACCTGGTACAACCAGGGCAGGCAAACCCTGGCTGCCGAAACCGGTTATATGCTTAAGGCCGAAACTGCCTGGAGTAACGAATTACTTACCAGTACCGAAATATATGAAGTACAGGGCGCTGTGCTGGTACCTGTGGAACTGCGCACCGAAAAAATGCAGCAGCTTAACGACGATAACGCGCTGATAAGCGTAGCGCTCGAATTCGAATATTTGCAAACGCCCGTAATTGAATCGGTATAATGGCAAAAGAACCCTATATATCCAATATTGCCGGCCGTGTGCCTACCGTGAGCCAACTGGAACAGGCTTTATTAAATGTAGGATACAACCGGGTTGATGCCTTGTTTTACGGGCTTAAAATTGTTGGTGGCGTTAAATCGGTAGTTTGCCTGGGAGCCGAGTTAAGTCCTCCCGCCACACATGCCAGGTTACATAGCATGATCAGTGCTGCCGATCACGCTGCTGCAGCTGAAGCGGATTATAATAAGGTGGTGGCTACCAATGCGACTACGGGGGCGATTGAGTATATTGAAAAGAACATTGAAGATATATCGTTCGAATTTCGCGACATTACTCTTGGAACAGAACAAAAATATATTTTAGATATTAAGGCTAGTTATCCCTACAAGATTATTAGTGCTATTATGCAAACGGATGACGGTACCTTATTCCCCTGGATTGTTTGCAATGAAACCGCCGTACTTGGATTAGACGGGTTTGTAATAAATACCGACATCACCGAAGTGGGAGCCCGAACCGGTGAAAACGAAACTGTAAATACAGGCGATCTGGTATATTTATGGTTAGCCGCGACAGGAATTTATATTACTGGATCGCCCACATTAATTCGCGGCAAGCTTAAATTAATCAGGATATAATGGGAAGGATCCTTTACATACCCAGGCGGTTTGCATCCATTAAATATGGCCTGGGCTATAACTGGCCGGCCGTTATGGATGCCAGGCATATAGCGAATACGGGATGGGAAGTACCCTCTATGGCTTACTGGGTACAATTGGCCATGTATATTGATCCGACGTATAATCCATATAGCCCCGATTGGGATGGTCCAACTGCAAATGATGCAGGATATCATCTTAAAGAATCAGGTACTACATACTGGAATACAGGGAATACCGGTATTAATGATGTTGGGTTTAATGCCCGTGGGCATGGAGTGCGCATGCATACTGATGGTTCTTTCGTTGGTTTAAAATCAGAGAGCGGGTATTGGACCAGCACTAATTCGGATAGCCCTGGATCCGCATTTTCGGTTGGCATATATTACAATCTCAATTATTGTTTATGCCATAACGTTTATGCTTCGTACAAAAGAGGCTGTGGTTTACGTTTAATTAACCCATCAACTTCGCTTTCGGATGGCCAAACAGGCACCTATACAGGAAATGATCATAAAGTATATCGTACTAAATGTTTTGGCGGCGTAGAATGGCTTGTGAACGACTTAGCCGAAATCAAATTCGGAAACGGGGATTTAATAACCATGGGCGGAGCAGACCCCACATTTTTTACAAATGCTGAATGGGCTGCCTTAACAACGGAAGGATCATATGCATTTAACAATGATTGGAGTAATGTTTAAAAAAAAATGTTAAAAATTAATCTGATTATTTAAATGATTTCCCCGCCATTTATTCCATCTATACAGCAGGAAAATATTGATAAGCTAAAAACGAAAGGTTTTAAAGTCCTGGGCTGGGTTGATGGAAACGAAGCGGTACTCAATTATGCCGATATTTTTGTTAGGGTATTACCTTGCGGAAAAATAGTTAAGAATGAAAAACCGATCCAGGATAAAAGTATTGTATTTACAAATCCAGAATACTGGGGTTTTTCTCCCGGATTTCCTTATGAGGAAATTCCGCATAGCCAGCATGCAGCATACCTGCGCCGAAAAGCGAAGTTGAAACTCACAAAAAACAAAGAGTTATGGGATAAATTATAGGTGTAAGCATACTGTTTTAAAAATGTCCTTTTAAAAAAAAGAAACGGGTAGTAACATTGTCCGAAAATTAACAAAAACATATAACCATGAATATCCTGGAATCATTAGCCCAAATATTTACAAACACATTCCGCACCTCGCGTGGAGTTACCGGAGGTTTTAAAGCGGTAGGCACTGTATCGGCCGAAATAACATTCGATTATCCAAGCTGGATACAAAATCGTGGCGTTGATGGCGCTGCATTGGTATATGAAGATGAATATGGTAATTCCGGATCCATCACCATGACCGTGAACGAAATTACCCCTTCGCGTATCGCCAAGGTTAAAACCGGATCCGGAGCCAGTATGTACCAGGTTTATTCTAAATAATTTTCGGTTATGGGAATTACACGAAATATATCTTTATTGGTACAGGATAAGGCACACCTCTGGTCATCTTTGAACCAGAACGCCTGGTATGGAATTGAACGCGATAATACTATTGCATCAAAAGACTTTACACGAATTGCCGGAACTGGTTTTATGTCGCTTCACGCTACTTTGCCTGTTCAAAATTCTATCAAAGGTGTTTTGATGAATGCCGATAAGTCGGTAAACTACTATCTGAAAACAGATGACTGGACTAAGAAAGCAGACGGAACGGCAAGTAACAGAACAGGAGTTGACGGCAATGTAATGGCATATAGGTCAAAGGATTGTTACTGGAAGTACGAAACAGTTGGCAATATAGAGCGTATAAAACTTTCCGAATACCCTTTAGTTGGTTTTATAAAAAGCTCAAAATGTTTTTATAGCTCTTACGAAGGTAGATTAGTTGGCACTAAACTTTCAAGTGTTGCAGGTGTACTTCCAACAACATCGCGTTCAGAAACTACATTTCGGGCTGACGCAAGAGCAAATGGAGTAGGGTACCAACAGCAGTATTATGATCCTTACAAGGAGCAACTGTGGCTGTTTATGATCGAATTTGCTACATCTGACTTTCAAAAACCTGTAGATAATAGTCTTACAGTCGAAGGCTATAAGAAAGGCGGATTGGGGAACGGAGTTACAACGGCAGTTTCAGCCGAATGGTCTACATTCAACGGATACAATCCTTTTATCACATGTGGAGCCAGTGACGCTCTTGCAAACGGCATCGGTGAAGTTCCGGTAGTTATCGCAAACTTTGGAGGTGCTGGGATAAATAGGACATTCACTGTTCCACGCTACAGAGGTATTGAAAATCTGTTCGGACACCTCTGGAAATGGGTTGATGGTGTTTCTTTCAATCACCTTGCATCTACTCGTGAGGTTTACATTTTCGATAATCCTGATCTAATAGTTGACAATACAAGTGTTAACGCAAGATTCGCCGGACTGCATCCGTCGGACGGATGGATAAAAACAATCCAGTTTGGTGATAAAGGTGATATTATAGCTAAGTCAATCGGAGGATCAAGCACAACTCAATTTTGCGACTACACTTATAACCCTGCTTTTGGAAGCGGTTGGGGGGCTCTGCTCTCGGGCGGTGCTGCGTATTCTGGGGCGGTTGCGGGTCCTTTGTCTGCGTCTGCGAATTACGGTGCGTCGGGTGCGAATACGCCTGTCGGGGCGCGCCTTTTTGCACGGTAGAACGAAAACGGAAAACGAAAAAAAATAAAATTGAAGGTTGTATGTTTCTTGCTCTGATCTGTGGCGGTAATAATTAAACTAAATTAGATTCGTTATTATGATTAAAATGATTATCTTTACATAAATTAATAATCGCAATTATGGAAAAGATAGAATGGAAATCAATAGCGGGATTTGAGGGCTTTTATGAAGTCAGCAATTACGGGGCAATAAAGAGCCTACGCAGGGGTATAGAACTAAGCCAAAGGATTAATATGTCAGGGTATAAATCATGTACCTTGTCAATTCCTGGAGTGCGAAAAACAGTAGTAGTACATCAACTTGTTTTTGATGCCTTTTGTGGTGATCGGGATAAAACACTTGTTATAGATCATATTAATTCAGTTAAGACAAATAACAGGGCTTATAATCTAAGGCAGATACCAACAAGAGAGAATACAACAAGGGGCAAGAATAGAGAATCTAATTACAGAGGTGTAAGGCTGTTTGGTCAGGATAATAAGTGGGGTGCTGAAATTCAGATAGAAGGGAAAAGGTATTTTTTAGGGCTGTATGATAATGCCGAAATTGCCTCTATAAAATATGAAACCGCTTTAACTAATTGGATAAAGAATAAAGTAAAACCTTATACACCCAAAGAAGGATTTAAAATATGTAGGGTTTGTAATAAGGAATTACCCATAACAGACTTTCACACAACAAAAACAATGAAAGGCAATCCATCTTATAAATACAACTGCAAAGCGTGTGAGAGTGCTTACAAAAAGCAGAGATACTACAATTCAATCCATAAATGAAACATATCAATTCCAATAAACTATGAAAAAATACAGCGATAGTCCGATACCTCAAATTGTGATTTTAGGAGACGGTAAATATGAATTTTGTTTTGCACAAGGAAGCGAAACAACAAACAATGAAGGACGTGAACACGTCAGTTATTTTGCTGATTTGGTAACCGTTGAGGGAGTGCCTGACAAGGTTGCAATTGTTAACGCATTAATTGCAGACGGCAAGACAGAACTGGAAGCTAATGAGCTTGTAAAAGATTTAACGGCTTAGTTCGACTTGGAAACATTTCGAAACAAATTGCGGGTAATAATTTTTTCAGGAAGTAAAATTGGTTTCTGTCCTTTTTAAGGTGGGCAACCTGTTTTATCATTGCATTAAATATTAAAACCGGTTATCGATTATGCGACTTAAAATAGGATCATCCAATATACCCATCGATCCGGGCACCAGTTTAGCGCTGGTGCTCCGGTCGCCGTTATTCGATAACTCGGATGGTAAAACACCGGGCAGTTTTATTTTTAATCCTAAACTACCGGCTACTCCCGAATTGCGCGAAGAATTCGAGCAGGCACACAGGCCCTCTCGAAACGGACGCGCAACAGCAGAGTTGCCTTTCGCGATGGAACAAGGTAGTTTGCGCTATTCAGGCACCAGTTCAGTACAGGAAGCGGATTCAAAAGCTTATGAAACGCTGTTAAAAATCCGTAATGGCGACTTTGCCGCCGAAGTATCAGAAAAAACATTAAAGGATCTGGATTTGGGAGGAGACAGGGCTTTCTCAACTGGACCTTATTCCATTGCAACAAATACTGAAAGCATTGAAATAAATGATTTCAGAAATACTGGAAATTGGACTCTAGAACAAATTTTAGCAATCAATAAGATAATAGTTGATTTTACAAACAGTCTTACCATTTCAAATACAACATTTACAGTTCCTTCAACAACGACATATAAATCAAAGATTATTCTTGATGTTGGGATAACATATGGACAGATTTTTTTACAAATATTCAAAAACAGTGTTATTTTATTAGATGTTGAATTGTTGAATGGAGTAAACATTATTGAAAATAATTGGTCATTGCAAACAGATGATGTAATTGAATATAAATTATTTGCCTATTCAGGCAATGATTTAGCTAATAATGATGTGATTTATTTTGCAATCGCAAAAGATTTTTTTATTGAAATGCGAACAGACGATTCTCTTTTTATAGATGTTGCTTCGGGTGATCAGTCTACTTTCGACTATACAGTATTCCCTATTGAAAACCCTAACTTTTTTGATAACTTTCCGAAGGATGAATTCAAGATTGATAATGTAAATATTCAACAGGTTTACAATGAAAGTTTCTTTGTACAGAATTACTGGAAAGATGGACATTTCCCGTATATGCTTTCGGGCGAAAAAAACGGAAATCATACATTTGCGATGAATGTTTTTACACCTTTCGTATATATAAAATATCTCCTGGATCAGATTGCAGCCGATTTGAATTATGAATTAATAGATTCTCCATTTGTTACAGATTCACCTTATTTTAATGCTGTTTTATATAATGCGTTTGCTGAAAACACATATTTAATTGATGATGCCAGGATGATCAACGTTAAGCCTACCTTTAACCTGGTTGATCATGTTCCGGAAACGCCAATTGCTACCTTCCTAAATTCGCTTTGTAAAATAACCGGCAGGCGGATTGATATTGATACCGAAATGCGCACCATTACCTTTGTGAGGCTGCGTACAGTGATAGAATCAACCGCCAATGTGCCTTTTCCTGGCATTATTACGGAGTCGCCTATAGTAATTGTTGCACCGGAATACAAGGGCTTTAAAATTGAGCTTAAAGCCGGTAGTGATAAGTATATAAGCGAGCGAATTAAAGCAGTAAACCCCAAATATGTAGATAAGGGAAGTGTAAGCGGTTTTAGTGGTTTGCCTGCTACCGGAAACACTGTGAATGATAGGTACCTGGTTGAATCGACTAACGAACTTATTGTATGGAAATACAGTACAGAATTGTATCGGCTGGCATGGGGATTTTACAGCAAGAATTTTTTCTTAACCCGCGAATATGGAGAAGCCCCATATCTGGAAATTTCGTGCGACATGGCACCGGTTATCGATCACAGAATACTGGATGAAACTGTTGGTGCTCCAGCCAATAGAACCTGGATTATTCCTGTAAGCTGGCAGGCAGGAAATTTCGAAGGATTCCCGGATATGAGCGCCGAATATGGTATGCAACTTCTTTTTTTCAAAGGATTGCAAATGGATAGCAATTACGAGGAGTATCCGCTTGCTATTACCGGCAAAAAAAATGTGGTTGGCAGCACGTTTCTCAATCCTAATCTTTGTGTTGACGGCTTGCAACCTAACACATTTACCGAGGAACTGCAGGCATGGCTCGAATGGCTTGTTTTTAGTACCAAACCTGTGAAATTAAAAGCCGTGATGACACCTTCCCAGTTGCGTTCCATAAATTATGCTACTAAGTATCGTATACTTGGCAATACCTATTTGATTAAAGAAATAAGGGTAAATATTGTTAATGATCATTTAAGTGAAGCGGAAATTGAAGCATATACCTGTTAAACTTTTACTTTCCATAATCCATTCAGCACTTCCGGCCTGAAATCAATCACCTTTTTCGACTGTTCGCCAAAATGCCTGCGTACATAGGCTATGGTACTTTCAACTGAGGTATGCCCCAAGTGGTTCATTAATTCGGCAAATGTAGCTCCGCTCTCAAGCAACTTTCCTGCTCCGGTATGCTTGAATGAGTAAAACTTGTATGATTTCGGTAATTTAAGCAAGTCGCGTACCTCACGAAACCGATTACCAAAATGATTTTTCCCTAACAGTTCCGATCCCGGCCCCCCTCCCCGGGCGAATACATAAAATTCGCGGTTAAACCGGTCGAGTTTGTAATTTTCGCAAATCTCAATTAACGCATCAGGCATACTTATCTGCCGGCTGCCTGTTTTTCCTGTATCCAGGCGAATGTATACCACTTTGTTATAAATATCAATATCACCAATTTTCATTTCCCTGAGTTCTCTCCCGGGGCGGCAGCACAAAAAAAACTGAAACAAGCTGGCCAGGAACATTTGCTTGTCATTACTGGCCATATACTCCAGGTATGTTTTAATATCGGCATCCATCATAGGCCGTGCCGACATATCCTTTATTTTACGAGCTGCTGGTAGATTTTCCATCGGAACTGTATCCAAAAGCTTCGCATTTTTAAAATAACGAAACATGGCTCCAAGATTTTGCTTGTATTTCGCAACGGTAATTTTATCCAGTTTACGCTTATCAATCAGGTAAGTAAAAAACTGTTTTAATATCATGTTCGATATCTCAAAAATGCGAAGTTCAGCATATCCGTTTTGTTCGAGCCACTGGCAAAACAACCTAGTTTTACTCAAATAGGATTCGTATGATTTGGGAGACAGTATTTTCTTTCTTTCATGCAGGAAGTCGGAAAGATATTTCCGGAGATGGGAATTATCCTTTTTAGATGATCCGAAATGATCTGTGATACTCTGATACTGGATTGCATCCTGGTAAATATATTTCTCGCTGTCCCAAGGCCGCCATCCCGATTTAAGTTTCAGATCATAATACTTTACAAGCTCATTCGCATAGGCTTGTTTTTCGTCGTCAGTATTTTTTCTGGAAAAACCTTTATAATGCCTGAATCGATCAAGCTTTTCTGTTTTAGAATTAAAACAGCGGTATTCAACATACCAGGTTTTCTGGTCGTTCGATTTCACCACATACGGCAAAACCACTTCTATTTGCTTTTTCATTCGACTCGAATTGTGCGTACCCGCGCCCAAACTTGTCTGAAAAAAAGCCGTATTCTTGTCTATTTTTCAATCTCTGAAATACAACTTACTGAACTGCTGCAAATTGTGTTTTTCGGTGGAGCGTATGGGAACCTGATTTGTATTTTCTATTTAATTGTTATTCACTGCCTTACATCTTGTCTGATCTGTATGTTTTCGTCTGTTAAACCTCGTTTTTGTCTAATGCGTAAATCTTCGCTGACTGATATAATTATCTGATATAAAAAAAATGATCTCTAAAGGCTACTATATTTAAAATAAATTACACGCATTTCAGCCAACTTTCGCTCTCTCTCCAGGCAAATTCCTTCCTACTTCTCGGTTTAACATGGCGATATCTTCTTTTTGTGACTTTATTTCACGCCTTAATTCCTCTATCAAAACATCTTTCTTTGCGCATTCCTTACAATTTCCATATTTAACTGCAGGCTCATTAAACTGATTGCCCGGTTCATCAAAAAAATAGGAAAGAGACACATTATATGTTTTACATATAAGTTCTATTGTTTCGATGCTGCAAGTGCGATTATCAAGCATGCCTTTATAACCTGGACCGCTCATTCCAATGCTTTCAGCAAATTTTCTGTCGCTAAGATTCTTTTGCATTTGCAAAACTCTGATCTTACTGTAATTCATACTGTTACATTTAGATTGATTCTAAATTGAAATATATTGTTTCTATATTGAAAGATTTAGTTTGCATTATGTAAAATCTAAATTATATTTGCAGTATAAAATATATAACGAAAAACAATGGAAAGCAAGCCCCTAAACAATTCTGATCAAAAAATAACCTTTACGGACTATTATAAAAATCTTGCAGAGCTTCAGTCCGAGCTCCGCGATCGTATAATTGATAAGCTGGAGTTCAGAAGTAAAATGACATTTTACAATAAAATAAACAACGATTCCTGGACGGCACTGGAGCGCGAAGCCGTTGAAAAAATTGTAGCAGAATTTAAATCAGATATATCCTCTTCAATTCTCTGATCATGGCAATCGAAATTTATTGGAACGAAACCCGGTCGACCCTGATGTCAGAAGATGTTGTAATGGGAACCACACAACGCATGGAGGACTGGAATAATGAAAAGGTTCAGAAACTTGATTCGTCCATCGCTACCATGCGCCCCAAAGCATATAAAGCGCTGTGCGATGAATGTGGTTATGGTCCGCAATTCGCTTTTAACCGGATATATCAGTTTTCGGCCTGCAATTTCTCAACCCGCGATGGCCGACCGGATATAGATGATGATTTTACTCTTACTACTGAGCGGGTACCCTGCCCAATACGCCATAAATGCAAAGCTGTATTTTGTTCGAACGAAACTACGCTGAGCGATCGGGAAATAGAAATAGTAAAACTTTTCGTCCGCGGATCCGATAATGAATCCATTGCCGGGAAACTATACATTTCAAAGGATACGGTTCATAATCATATCAATAATATTTACCGTAAACTAGGTTTTACCGGCCATACACACCCCGACCGGTTATTACTCAATTACGCTTTTACCAATAAAATCATATAACACTGCGTACCCGCGCCCAAAAACCAACCTTATGCCTAAAAAAGCATTTACCATTAAGTACACCGCCATTGTTAACGGCGAAGAGCACAGTGCCGAAGTGAAGTTTGAAGCTCCCTCGCTGCCCGATGCTATTGACATGCTCGATAAACGCATGTCAAAAAACAACACCGAATACCACGTGCGCGAAACCTTTCAACACGCCATGTGATGGACGAACTGGTAAATAAATACCGCCTTCTGAGCTATGAGCTCCAGTTTTCGCAGCGTACAATTGATGAGCTGGAATATTATCAAAAACATCTTCCTCCTTTTTGCCTGGCTCACAAAAAAATAACAGAGAATCTGGAAGCTGCACGCGCCCTACGCGCCGATATAAAAAATGATATCAACGAAATAGCTGATAATGAAATTACTGTTAACTGGGAGAAGCAGCTATGAAAATGCTCCAAATATCAAGCGTTCCGTTACTCACGCTTTTACAAAAAGCCTGTGAAGTACTGGTGGTTGACAACCTCATTAACCTACCCCATACATTTAATTGTACCGATCGCAGAGTTCTGCTGGATGAAAACCTGAAGGCCAATGAACTTATTGACCACATAATAGAACTCATTAAAGAAAACCAAAGCGACTCTTCAAATCCGAAATCGTGAGCGATAAAAAACAAGTATATGTTTTGGATATTGACTCTTTAGAAGAGGCAACTCAAAATGTTGTATTCCAACTTAACAATGTACGTGGTTGGATTGACGTACGGCAGTTTGAATGCGCACTTATAAAAGCCGAGTGCCTGGTTTCGGATTTAAAAAGAGCCATAGCTATTCAACAGGAGAAGAAATCATGATAGCAAGTATAAAAACCGAATCGCTGGATAAAGAACCTGAAAGCCATCCCATTCATTTATTTCTTGATGAAATAGATGTAGCACTATATGTCAGTCTTTTCGACGAACGAATTAAAAAACATGAAGCTTTATTGAAAAGAGTAGAGGATACTGTTTACGAAAACATTATCAAAAAGGAGAGTAAAATGCGTGAACACAGCGATATCATTTACAGATTGAAAAACTTATTAGCTGAATTCAACGAACAATCAGCCTGGTAAACTTAAAATCATGAGTATAAAACTAAAAGGAAACCTTGAATTTGATCTCGTTGCGATCGGACTGGAGCCAGGGATGATCATCGATGCCTGGTGATTCCCGGAGTATTTCATTTAACACTGTATTTAGTAAAAGACTAATCCACTTATAAGTAAAATCCTTATGCAAAAAGAAAAACGCTTACTCAACGGCTTTGCCCCAAAAGACAAAGGCTGCCAGTTACTCAGCCGCAAAGTACGGCCAAACGATAAATGCCTGTGTAACTCAGGCAAAAAACAAAAACACTGCTGTGGTACTGATACCAGGTACCTGAGTACCGATCGGAAAAAAGTTTCAACCCCCACCGAAAAAGATATCTCGGTTGAAAAAGCATTGCCTTCGCCAAAACATCTTCTTATTATCGGTCCTCCAAAAAGCGGTAAAACCAAACGAGCAAACGAAATTGCTGCTGAATATTCAAAAAATGAAGTATGTTATTTCTCCATGTTCAGGAAAAGAACCGTTTCTGATTTTTTCTTCGATGGGTGTACCGAACAAACAAAACTGATTATTATAGATGAGATAAAATCAATTAAGCATCTGTATAATTTTTTCGATGCTACCGAAGGGATCACGGTCAACACGCTAGGTAAACCAACCATCAATATTCACCCGCGCATTATTTGTATATCCGAGTTTATTAAAGAGTCTGATATTCCTGTAGATGC